TCGTTGACATGGTAGTCCTGCAATTCTTGGGCAGACAAGGGCCGCATGGCCTTGCTGATCGCCCGCATGGCGCGCACGTCCTGCTCACAGTAGGCCACCATCTCGGCGGTCAACTCGGGCGATTCCTCGTAGGGCGGGATCGACATCTTGCGGATTAGTTGGGCGCCCCGGTGGTCTTTCTTCATGGACGCGCCGGCAAAGCGGCCCACGTCCTCCAGCGAACCAGGCGCACAGTTGGCGCGGGCCTGCGCTGCGGTGCAAACGAACTGCTCCAGATCAAATTCGATCTGCAAGACGTACCAAAAAATTAAGCGCTCGAACGCGGCGTTGTGGGCATAGATCAAGCCCTTATGTTTACGCACCTGCGCGGGAAATAATTGACGGTCGGGCAACCAAGTCTGTACGTCATCGTCGCCAAAGGCGTACGACATACACAACACCTCGGTACTCGGGTGCTGGGCGTAGTTGTAAACGCCCGCGACCTTCAGGTCGCAGGCGCTACGGGTCTCGAAGTCAACCCAGAGATTCATCAGGCCGCTGCGCGACGACGACGACCGACGGCAGGCGCCGCCTCTTCGATTTTCTCTGGCTCGGTGTTACCGTCCAGAGACAACCATTGCACCACTTCGAAGACCGGCGTATAAATCCGGCCATACGATTTGTGCTGGTAATGCTCCTTCTTGAGGGACACCACCGGCACCGGCTTGCTTTGGTCTTTCTCGACCTGGTCTGCCAAGGCGACGGCCAAGGCTTGAACCGCTTTCTTGCCGCCCACCGAGGTGGTCGTGAAGCGCGCTTCCATGCCCTTGTCTTCGCCGGTCAGGCATTTCAGGCTCATGCCCACTTGAGTTTCCCAGCCCTTCTTGGCGGCTGGGGGCGCGCCATCCAACTCCGGCAGGGGTTGGGACACGGGCACCATCTTCTCGCCCAACACCTCGCCGTCGCCCCAGGCGATGAAGCCGTGGACAAACGAAAAGGGATTGACCGCCCAGGTGCTGTCGTCTTCGACTTCGGTTTGGTCTGCACCAAACACCCAGTGGCCGGTCTTGTCCATTTTCAGGATGACCGTGCCGCTGCCGCCGACATCGGATTGAATTGCACGCAGGGAAGTTGCGAGAGTGGAAACTGCGGGCAAGCCCGCTTGAGAGAACGCTACTAGATTTGACATGATAGTCCTTAGTTAAGTTTAGAAAGGGCAGCGGTTAATTGCTTACCCAAGAGCATCACCTCGGGGCGTGGATCATCCACGCTGGCCAAGGTGTTACCTGAACTGATGGCGACGACCAGATCGTCCGGCAGGGCTTGCTTGCGCTTTTTGAGCGCCTTCTCAGCCTTGGCCGGAGAGATCACGCTCGTCTCCAACACTTCAGATTCGGTGAGACCAAACGCGAACAGGGCGACCTTGGCCTTGTCCTCGTCGGTCCATGAACGGATCGCACGCTTGGCGACCAGTTTGTAGTCAGGTAGTTTGGCGCCAGACTCCAACAGTTGGAGCGCCAGGGCGCGCAGATCAGTGATCCACTGCTCCAGCATATCAGCGTTCTTGAGGTAGGTGGCAATGGTCGGTGGGTCAAGGTTGTCGATGATTGTCTTCAGTGCGCGGTCAACTGCGCCGGTCATCACAGGGCACACCGGCTTGGCTGCGCACCAGCGGCAGTGTTCGCCAGAGCGCAGGGTCGCGTCGGGTTTCTCGGACGCCTTGACGGCCTGCACCAATTGCAACTCAAACTCAGCGATGCGCTGGGGCGTTGTCACCCAGCGCTTCACGGCGGGCGGCTGCACAATCACCATCTCGATCTCGGTGGCGCCCTCAAAGGCCCATGCAGACGCGGGGGTGCGCATGGCAGCCGCAGCATAGAACATCAGTTGCGGGTTTTCCTCGACATCCACAGCAACACCGTCGCCAAACTTCCAATCGAGAACAACAGCGCGAGTGCCCATGCGACCAATAAGGTCAGTCGAGCCAAATACGCCAGGGAGCAGGTCACCAAAGTTAACACTTGTTTCGGCTTCAATTTCCATCTCCTTGTTGGGGTCGATCTCGTCAAGCGCGGCCAGTGCTGGCTTGAGTTTGTAGTCGATCAGTTCTTGAGTCAGCACCTGCGATTCGTACTTGTGGCCAAGGTAGTGTTCGGGCGGGTTGTCCGACATGATGATCTCGGCGATGACGTTGTGCAGCAGTGTGCCCTCGTCTGCGAATTTGCTTGAGGGCTTGGGCGGCATCTTGGCCACCAAGGCCACAGAGCCAGGGCAGTTGATTACCCGCTTGGCGGTAGAGCCGCCGACGATACTGGAATGTTGCATTTAACGTCCTTTAGTTGATGAGGCGTTCAGTGTAGCATAATTTTTTGTGCTAAACTTCTTGACATGAAAGAAAAAGACATCGAAAATTATTTCGTCTGGACGGTAGCACGAGCAGGCGGACGGTCATGGAAGTTCACCTCGCCAGGGCGCAAAGGCGTAGCCGACAGGATAGCGTGCTTTCCTGACGGCAGCACTTGGTTTGTGGAATTAAAGACCGATAAAGGCAGGCTATCGGAACTTCAAAAGCAATTTGCTTTGGACATGATCCGGCTGAATCAGAAGTATTTGTGTTTGTGGAATAAGGAACAGATAGATGAATTTGCGGCCATACCAAGAACAGGCGGCTGACTTCCTGTTCGAGCGCGACAGGGCGATGATCCTCGCCCCCGTCGGCGCGGGCAAGACGGCCATCACGCTGACAGCCATGCAGGATATGCTGCTGGCCGGCCACGCCAAGCGCTTCCTGGTGCTGGCGCCCAAGCGCGTGGCTGCCAGCGTCTGGCCGACCGAGCAGCCCAAGTGGGCGCCCAACATTACGCTGGCCGCCGCCGTGGGCTCGGCCAAGCAGCGGGCGGCAGCGTTCGCGTCTGACGCCCAGGTGGTAGTGACCAACTACGAGAACCTGCCCACGGGCACCTTTGACGCGGTGGTGTTCGACGAACTGACGCGCCTGAAGAACCCCAGCGGCAAGCGCTTCAAAGAGCTGCTCAAATTCCTGACGCCCATTGGCATCCGCTGGGGCTTGACCGGCTCGTTCACCAGCAACGGCTTGGAAGATGTGTTTGGCCAATGCAAGATCGTTGACCAAACGCTGCTGGGGCGCTCCAAGGGCGCGTTCATGCAACAGTATTTCGTGCTGACCAACCCCGACTTTGGCGAGTGGTCGCCCCGCAAGGGCAGCTTGGAAAAGGTCATGGCGGTCATCAAGCCCGCCACTTTTGTCTTGGACGCAGGTGAGTATAGCGACAAGCTGCCCCCGCTCCATACGGTGGAGGTGCGCTGCGACCTGAACAACCGCAAGCCCTACGACACCATGAAAAAAGACTTTAAGTTGGAGGACATCACCGCCGTCAACGCCGCCGTGGTCACCGGCAAGTTGCAGCAGCTTGCCAGCGGGTTTGTGTACGACACCGTACAGACGCCCTCAGAGGTGCCCGGCAAGTGGATCACGGTGCAGACGCCAGTGTGGTACGACACGGCCAAGTTTGACCGGCTGCATGAATTACTGGAGGAGAACCAACGTGCGAACACAATCATCGTATACAACTACCAAGAAGAACTCGCGGAACTCAAACGTCGATATAGACAGCTTAATACGCTGGATGATGAGCGAGCAATTGAACGGTGGAACGAAGGCGCCATTGAACTTCTCGCCGTGCACCCGAAATCAGCCGGTCATGGACTTAACTTGCAGCATGGCGGCTGCCGGATTGTTTTTTTGTCCTTGCCCTGGTCGCTCGAACTTTACGAGCAAACCATCGGACGTCTGCACCGCAGCGGCCAGCGCCACGACGTGTGGTGCTACGTCATGCTGACCAACAAAACAATGGACGAACGCATCTGGGCGGGGCTCCACGACAAACGTGCTATTTCTGATCTTGCAATGGAGGAACTATGTTACTGAAAGCACAACTTAAAGCGGCCAAGGCCGAACTCAAACTACGGTCACGCCAACTGACCATCGCCTACCGAGCGTATGACCGCTGCGTCAACCTGATAGCTAAACTGGAGACACGAATTGAAAAACACTTGGCGAGGTCTAAATGACCGTCTGCCCACGCTGTCTGAAGAAGAAGTGCTGGGCCTACTAAACAACGAACGCAAGACGTTCCAAAGAGTATCAGTGCTGGAGCGTTTGCACCAGCGGTACAACACCCTGCGCGTTGCGCGGGAGAGAATGGAAATCTTAAAGGAAGCTAAATTACCATGAAATTTTTAAAAGCATTTAAAGACTTTTGGCGCGACGTAACGCCGCGTGAAGTGATTATTCGAGAACTGGCCCAAGCCCATCTCGACCGTCTCGAAGCAGAGGGCGCAGCCGAGTACGCAACGGCAGTGCTGGCGTACAACGAAAAACGGATTGAACGACTCAACGAACGTTTGAAGGAGTACAAGCAATGACGGAAGCAGACAAGCAATACCTTGAGCGTAAAACACGCGATTGGGAGTTTGATGAGCCCGAGGCCAGCGACTACGCGCAGTTTGTGCAGCAACTCAAAGGCATCATTGCCTGGTTGATTGTGATGGTGGGGCTGTCCATGATTTTTGCAGCGGTGGTGATGAAATGACAGGCTACGAATCAAAACGCGCAGCAGCGCGGGACAAGCTAGAAGATATTATTCCTTGGAAGCGGCGCCCGAGGGCCGATAACGAAGCCTTGGCCAACGCCATTAACATCTGGGCGCAGCCGGTCTACCAGCCGCCCAAAGATGATTCCATGCGGCCAGGCGCGCTGGACTTCAAAAAGGTGCAGAGCAAATGAACACGCCCCCACAGCAGAGAATCCGCAACCTGCTGCGCAAGTACGCCGACGGCTTGACGCTGTTGGACATCTCGCGTTACCTCAACATGAACTACACCAACGCGGGCCGCACACTGCTTAAAATGCCCGACGCATACATCGACCGCTGGATTGCCAAAGAGGGCCGTGGCCCAGGCAAATGGAGCCCGGTCTGGTGCGTTGTTGTCCCACCTGAAAACTGCCCAATGCCATGAACGACCAACCAAACTTTGCAGCCTGGACAAACGAGAACTTGGCCAAATTTGCCGCCGACGCTTATAAGCGCTTGCAAGAACAACAGGAAGCCCTTGAACAATTGCGTGGTGATTTGAAAGACGCTATGAAGGAAATAAGGCGCATTCGGCGGCGCGACGCTTAACCAAACCTGGCAGCACGCGCCCGCCGCCTCGCGTCCAAAGCGCCAGTTGTTCTTTGGCGCCGTCCCAGTCTTGCTCGTTGATCTTACGTTTAAGCGTGCTGGTCTGGAGACGGCCAATTCCTAAGTTGTACACGAAGTCCACAATGGCGTTGCACTTGGGCTCGTCTGTCAACAGGATGGGGCAATGGCGCAGGACGCCAGGCAGATAGGTGTGCTGCAACTCGTGCAGCAGCAGCGCCTCAGCAGTCGTTTCGCTGATCGGCTCGTCTTGCAGCGTGACCTTGCGCCCGTCAGCGTAGTAGGTCGAGCCGTAGCCGATAGTTGGGATACCGGCTGGACACAGGTAAGGCTTGGATTTAAAGCCCTCGAACTGCTTGCACAGCGCGGCGGCGATGTCCAGTCTCATAGCCCACGCTTGGCCAGGGTGCGGTCAAGGAACCAGTAGTTGAGGGTGCCCGACACTAGCGCACTGAAGTCGCCGGACATCATCAGTTTAAACACGGCGTCAGGTGGCGAGCCGGTTGTCCAGGCGTTCCATGCAAACCAGATGTGAATGAATGACCAGATTAAGAGAATCCAGTATGTTACAACAGGGCGTACGCTGGCCGACAAACTGGCCACCCAACCTCCGGCGGCCTTGACCATTTCAGTTTGTTGCTCAATGGCGCTGTTAAAGGCGTTCATGACGCCAGCGTCCACGGTTGCCTCGCGTTGGGCGCCGATCTCCGCCAGCTTCTGCTGACCGCGCAGCGTCTCTAACTGGCACTGCTGTCTAAACATTAACAGCTCATGCGCACGCTCGTTCTTCTTGTCCAGCCACTTCAGCACTTCTGGCGCCAGCCGGAACACGCCGCCGAGTAAGGAGCCCAAGATACCTCCACCAAGCATTTCAAACATCAGTGTTTCTCCATCAAAATTGTTAGCCACCAGACAATAAAACCAAGCACCATGACGACTATGCCGCCGCCCAGCAGCCAGTTAATCAACTCGTCCATCTCCTTCTTGCGGGCCGCTGCGTGCTGCTCGTCCAAGATTTCTTGTTTCTTGCGCTTTTGGATGATGTTGTTGCGCTCAATCAGCAACTGCTGCCACAGGTCGGCGTGGCCAGACATCACCATCCAGTTGTTCAGTTCTTTCTCCGCGTCGTTGAGCATCTTGGCCTGCATGACGATCTCAAACGCCTGCGCCGTGTCGGACTTGGCGAAGGTGCCCTTGGGCTTGGACGCCTCGCGTTGGACGACATCCTTGGCCTCAAAGAACTTCATTGCCTCGCCAGTGATGGCGTGGATGTCCTTGCCCAGCTTGATGGCTGCCTGCACCCCCTTTACGGCGGCTTGCGCTGTCGCAAAGGCGGTGATTGGGTCAATCATTTGTCCGCTTTATTTTCTAGCCGGTCAAAAATCTTACCCAGCATTTCCTTGACATCGCGCATATCGTCTTTGTAGTCCTGACGAGTGACGTACGTCAATGGCAGCTTACCCAAGTCGTTTTTCAACTCTTGCACTGCTGTCCACAGTTCGCGGGCGAACCACCCGGCCACGGTCAAGCATGTGCCGATGATGATATTGATGGTCTGCTGGTCCATTATTTTGACAGTGCGTTACGGTTAGCGGGGCTAAGAGCATTAGGTCGGTAATCTGGGGGCACAACGTTAGCTTTTTGAAAACCGGGTTTAACCATGTTTCGCGCAAGTGCTCCGCTGGCGACATTACCTGCGGCTGCGCCAAGCGCGCCCCCTGCAATTGAACCTGGCAAACCAAGCGGGGAGCCCAACAACGCGCCTGCGGTGCCTGCTGCGCCCGAACGCGGTAGCGTCTCACGCCAAGTTGGCTCATTGGTCACGCCGCCTTTAGATACTTCGGGAAAATTAGCCGCGACATTTCCAATTTGAGCCAGTTTGCCGGACATGGGTTTACCTTCAGCCGCCATGCGAGCAATTACTTGCGGGTCGATCTGGCCGGTTGCAAAGTTAGTGGCGCGTTCGTAATCGTATGTTTTGGCCATCGCCGTACGAGCGTCGCGGAATGCAGCCAATAGTTTAGGATCGCTGCTGATATTGGATTCAATTAGTCCTTCCAGCGTGTTAGCGATCCCCAAATTCACGTCAGCGCGGGCAATGGCTTCCGGCGACGGTGGGTTTACGCCAGCAGATTGCTGTTTATAAACTGCTTGGGCATCGCGGCGGCGTTGGCGGATACTATCGACCAAAGTTTTGCCGTCAACACCTTGTTCAAGTTGTTGTTTAACCTTGTCAATAAAGCCGTTTACATTAGCCGCTTGACCTTCATCGCCGATCAAAGGCGTGACTTTCATGTTTTCTAGCGCGTCCATAGTGCTGGCATCTGGAGCAATTGCGGATAATTTACGCACTGCTTCATACGGCCCACTAACCTCAGGCCGCGCGCGCGATTGCTCAAAAGCCTTGGCGTCCAATTTGACCGTTGACGGTAAACCCAAATCTTCTTTGGCAATGTTTGTATATTGCGGCAAATTGTGTTGCGCCAGTTTGGTATCCAGCGTATCACTACCCACTACTGCGACCCGAAATTTGTTTCCTGTAGTTGGATTGGTAGTAGCGGGATTAAGCGCGATTCCCAAATCCAAAGCATCTTTGGCCGCGTCAATGCGTGGGGCGTTTTGGTAACTCTTGGCAACGTTTGTTTCTTGTGTCCGCGCTGCTCGGGCTGCAAATGGCGCCTCGGCAGCCGTTAACACGCCCTTAGCGACCGGCGCCATAGCATTGACAACTTTAGGTGTTACGGCTACTGTAGCCGTGCCCAACATATTGCGCACGTCTTCTACTGGCATACCAGTTTTGCTGGCTATCCAATCCGCGCCTTTGTTTACGTTTTGCCCAATAAAGTCCATGACTTTACGAGACATTTCTTGGTTGTACGCAGGCTGGTCGGTAACACCAAAAAGTTTGCCAAATGGTTTTTCAAGTGCAGATGTAACCGCGCCGCCCATTTGCTCAGCTTGTTGCGGCGTAGTAAAAGGACGCACGCCAGCTTGGACAACTGACCCAAACATTGGCAACGCCCCACCAATGGTGGTGTCCGCCAACGACACTAAGCCTGTACCCGTCTGGGCTAAAAATCCTTGCCTAGATCCAGGCATCCCCTCAGTGCGTAACGCAGGGGCGTTAATTTCAGGAGCAGACGCCCACGCCGGGGCAGCGCTAGAAATTTCTGGAGCGTCTTTCCATCCCATTATGGTTTTCTCCGAGTTTTGCCATCTGGACCAACAAACACCGCGCCGCTTGGCAGCGTATTGTAGTCCGCGTCGCTAGCAACTTTTACCGGCGCAGCAGCAGAGGGTGCAGCAACGGCAGCAGGCGCGGCAGCGGCCAACGCAGCTTTTGTAGCAGGCGTAAGAAATCTATCTCTAAAATCTTTTTTATTGGTCGACGCAGTGTATTGCGTTTCCATGCCCGTCAATTGACCGCCCATAAGTTGCTTGTACCTATCGATAACGCTTTTTAACTGCGCGGGGCTATTTGCGGCGCCTATTGCGTCGTCAACGGCTTTGCGGTCGCCCAGCGCGCCTGCGCCGCCAATAACAGCTTTAGTAAGTTCATCGGCAACAATACGTTTAACCGCGTTAAAGTCTGTTGGCGCCGGGTTGCCAGTTTGCAGAGCGATAAAGTTACCCGCTTGATTGAACAGCCGCGTATCGTTGTTTTGCAGCGCGTCTGCCACTTGTTGTAGCGTACCCAAATGATCCACCGCAACATTAAGCGCGCGCGTTGTGTCGCCTTTTTTACCGCTGGTAAATGCTTTTTCACCCGCGCTCATTGTGCCGTATTGTTTGGCGTCGTATCCTGGGTACGCCGCGCTTACCATTTCCATTAATTGACGACCTGCGGGCGTAGTCAATGAACGGGAAGCGGGCGATGGCTCACGACCTTCACCAATTGCGCGGACTTGGTTTGCCAACGGCGTAGGCAAATGCGTCAGCAAATCTTCGCCAGTCAACCCTGCTTTCATGGCTGCGGCGACATTTTGAACTACCGGCGCGCCGCTGGGCTGTTTTGCCGTGGGGCTGGGAGTGCCGGCAACAGGCGCGCCAGGAAGTGGAAATGCTGCTTGGACTCCGCTGATGTTGTATGGGTCCGCCGCGATAGCGCGGATGCCCAATCCAGCTTGGTTAACTTTAAGATTGCCTTGCGCCACTGCAAGATTACCTTGATGAATTGGCAACATTGCTTTTTCATTTGTAGTCATGCCAATTGCTTGCGCGGGCAGCACTTCTTGCTTGTACGTCGGGCTGTTAGGATTCATGTCAATTGTTTTGACTGTATCTCCCAATCGCATTTCAGTAGGTTTGGGCGCGGTCAAGGTCAATTGTTCTTGTTGTTTTACCGTGCTCATTAACGCGCCGTTTTTCCACGCAGCAAAACTTGGCGCGGCGGACAATGAATTTTTTAACGCATCGGCTTTTTCTGCGGTGAGTTCGCCACTTGCAAGTTTTGCGTTGATGCTATCAATTGCATCTTTAGGCGTATTTAAACTAACAATATGGCTAATAGCGTCGTTAGTTTTTGCAAGTTTTGTTTCATAGTCAATTTTTGCGGTGTCGGCGCCGGTCTTGTTAATATCTGCGACTGTTTTTTTAGTTGTCAACGCACTTTCAATGTACTTTGGCGCCAAGGTAGGTGCGGCGGCGTACGCGCTGGCCTGATGCGTTGGGTTCATCGGGTCAAACCCTGGCTGGCTCACAATGCTACGCAACCTGTTCTGCTCTTGCAGACCGCGTTCGTATTCTTGCATCTTCAACTGATTCAATTGGTTCGCTTGCTCACCCTGCTGCAATTGTTGCATCTGGGCGTATTGAGCAAACGGATTAGGCGGCGCTTGGAATTGCACACCCTGCGCGATAAGTGCGTTTAGATCAGCCATGATTAGCGTCCTTGGTAGGTTCCATCATAATAGTTCACGTCATAGCCAGGCATATTAATCGGGCCGCTTTGTGACGGCTGTTTACTGGCCAGCCAATTGTTAAAGTTGGTTTGATTTTGGTACGATGACGCGGTGGTGTTAAGCATATTAGCGAACGTGTTGGCCGAGCCTAGTTGGCCCGCGCCGATTGCTTGGCCCGCGCTATTAATGCCGCCCGCTATAGCGTTGCCTTGGCCGGTGATCAAGTTACCCGCGTTGGCCCCATAGCTGCCCGCAGCCGCACCCTGGTTGGACGCCGCAGATTGGCCGGATGCCATTAGATTGCCCAACGGCTGCAACTGGTTGGAGCGGTTGGTTTGATAGCGGTTAAACGCGTTTTGGTACTCTTGCGAGCCCATGTCTTGGCCATAGCGAGTTGCCGCCTTGAGCGCGCCGCCAGAGATAAGCCCGCCTCGTGCGGCAGCTTGCCGGTCTAGCGCTTTTTGCCCTTCAGACAACCGAAAGGCATACCCTGGGTCAGCTTGGAAATCAGACATCCCAAAGTCTTGCGCGTATTTACCGTACCCCGCAGCCCCAGCGTTGCCGCCCAGGCCCAGCAATTCCATCAGCCTGTTTTGGCCGGTTAGACCAGCTTGACGGTACGGCTCTTGAAGACCAACCTGTTGGTTGTACAGCTTTTCTTGTAGCGCAAGCGCTTTGTCGGCGGATTGAGATTGAACATCTGCGGCTTTTGTCGCGGCGTCTGCTTGTGTTGAAGCGGCGGACCGCGCGCCGGACGACGCTATAGCACCGCCAGCAAGACCAGCGACGCCAACTGCTACCATTCCCCAAGTCATACTATTTCTCCTTGCGCCGTCATTTGCGGCAGAACATCAGTTAACCCTATATGGTCGTACGAGGGCGCGATAACTTCATCTTCAATTTTGTCAAGGTCGGCTTCTTTTTCAAACTTGGTCAGATGAACGGTGGTCCACAACGTGTCTTCTTGCGCGTACACCGCCCGTTTTAACCCAACTTCAGAGATAAAAGTGCAAGGTGCTTCCAGATGTTTCTCGCCAAATTCGGTAAAAACGGTCACTTTACCCTTAGATATGAAATTTAAGTGCTGATGCCGATGGATTTTACCGATTATTAGCGTGCCCTTGGGGATTAACATTTCCCTGGCGTAAGCGCAGCAGCCGTATTCCTCGTCTTTTGGCGTGAAATAGTGCTTCAAAGTGCAGTCTTCTAACGTGGACTCCATGACGCCATCGTCGATCAATTTCTGCAAGCCATTCTGAACAGTCAGAATGTCTTGCCGAAACTTAACTTTTTCAATTAAATCGGTCATAGTACGGCAATCACAAAAGCCAGCAATTCTTCGTAACGCACACCGTAGATTTCGGTGCCTTCCAGTTCATCGCGGCAGAACATCCCGTAATTGGTAGCGTCCAGCCCCTCGGCAGCAAAGGCGTCGGCCAGTTCCTGCGCGTACACGCCGATGTGAATGCGGGCGCCGTCTCCCTTGGCGGCCACTGACTCGTTGAACTTGAACGTCTTGATCAGACCCTTGACGCGAACAGCCACGGCGCGCTCGGCTTCAGACAGAGGGCGATCCTGTTGCTTCTGACGGGCGTCGGATGTGTTGATCGTGCCGGTGGTGGCGTAGACCGTAGTCCAGCGGAAGGACGGCGAGCCAAGGACGTAGCTGTTGTCCACAGCGGGGGCAAACCCAGCGCCTGGGGACACAAACACCGTGTTATTGCCTAGCGTTGTATTGGTGCCGCTGGAGCCGACCGCCGTAGTGGCCGAGCCCACCGTGACACCGCTGACAGTGATGCTTGGCGAACCTGTCAGTCCGGCAGACGTACCGCTGACGCTGATACCCCAGGTGCCGGTAGCGCCGGTGCCACCCGTGCTGGGAGCGCCGACGGTGTTGTAAGAGACAGTCAGGGCAGAAGCGCCGTTGAACGTGCTGCCCGAACCGCCACCGGAGCCGCCGCTGTTAAACGTGACCGCGTTGGTGGTTGTGCCGCCGCTGGAAGGAGTAGCCCAAACACCATCATTGCGCAAGAAAGTAGCAGTAGAGCCTGCTGGCGCTGGGATGGCGTAGCTGTTCCAGGTAAATGTACCTGTATTACTAAGGGCACTTGTATACATACCCGCCCAGCGCAAAGTGCTGCCTCCGCAATAGTAGGAGTTGTCAAGTATTGGAGTGAATCCAACGCCGCTGACAGTGCCTACAGTGTTGGTCTGGAACTCACCGTTAAAGGTTTGTTTGCCAGTCCAAGTGTTCACACTAGACAGGTTAAGCGATACTGTGCCCGATGTTGTAATCGTGCCGCCACTAAGACCCGTTCCAGCGGTGACTGAAGTTACAGTGCCAGAGCCGCTAGGAGGTGTTGCCCAAGTACCGTCATTACGCAAGAACGTAGTTGTGCCGCCCGCAGGCGCTGCGATAGCGTAGCTGTTCCAGTTGAACGCGCCCGTACCTAAGTACAAGGATGTCCAACGCAAAGCCGAGCCACCCAAAAAGTACGAATTGTCAGTCGTGGGGGCAAAACCTGTCGCAGCAACCGCCGAAGCCACGCCGTTAAGATTAATGTTATTGCCCGACGCAGTGATGTTGGCGGTGCCTGTACCTATGTTATAGGTAGTTGCATAAACGTTGTTCCAATTTACACCGGACGAACCTAAACTGTTGGTGTTGTTACCAGCGCCTTGCCATACAGACCCGCTAAGAACGACTGCGTTAGTCGAGTTAGCCAATCCAACCGTAGCCCCAGAAGACGTAACGCTAGGTATGGTCGAAAAAGTGCCAATGTTAGCGCCGTTGATATTTTGGTTAGCTGTCCAAGTATTGGCGCTGGCAAGGTTTAGCGAAATTGTGCCGGAGCCAGTAATTGTCCCGCCGCTTAAGCCGGTGCCGGCTGCGACAGATGTGACTGTGCCGGTCCCATAACCTGACGGGTTAGTAGCGGGGTAGGCGCCCAAAGCCGTAAGCGCTGCTGCCGCCGTGGTAGCGCCGGTACCGCCATTAGCGATAGCTAGCGTACCAGCCAAGGTTATGGTGCCTGCCGTGGTAATTGGGCCGCCTGATGTTGTCAAGCCTGTAGTGCCACCAGATACCGCAACCGAGGTCACCGTGCCACCGCCGCCTCCGGTTCCATTTGCGGCAGCAGTAATTCGGCCTTGCGCGTCAATCGTGATGTTTGCGGCGGTATAAGTGCCTGCTGTAACGGTGGTGTTGGCCAAAGAAATAGTGCCCGACGTCGTAATCGTACCGCCGTTAAGACCCGTGCCCGCCGTGATGGATGTAACCGTACCCGAACCGCTACCGGCTGGAGCCGCCCAAGTACCATCGTTACGCAAGAAGGTTGTTGTAGACCCCGCAGGCGCCGCAATAGCATAGCTATTCCAGTTAAACGCGCCGGTGCCAAGATACAAACTCGACCAACGTAGCGCTGACCCGCCTAAGAAATAAGCGTTATCTGACGCAGGCGCAAAACCTGTGGCCGCCACCGCGCTAGCCACGCCGTTAAGTACAACATTGTTGCCAGACGCCGTTATAGTTGCGGTGCCTGCGCCGACGTTATAAGTAGTTGCGTAGACGTTATTCCAATTCACACCGGACGCGCCAAGATCATTAGTGTTATTGCCTGCGCCGCGCCAAGCTGCGGAACTTAGCACAACGGCGTTAGTCGAGTTGGACAAACCAACCGTAGTGCCTGTTGAAGTGACGCTAGGTATGGTTGAGAATGTGCCGATGTTTGCGCCGTTAAAGTTTTGGTTGGCCGTCCAAGTGTTTGCGCTGGCAAAATTGATAGACAAAGTGCCCGTGGTGGTAATCGTACCCCCGCTTAGACCAGAACCTGCTGCAACAGATGTAACTGTGCCGGTACCATAACCTGATGGGTTAGTAGCGGGATAAGCACCTAAAGCCGTAAGCGCCGCCGCCGCCGTAGTAGCCCCTGTACCGCCGTTGGCAATAGCAAGAGTACCGGCCAAAGTTATTGTGCCTGCGGTTGTAATCGGACCACCAGAGGTAGTCAAGCCCGTTGTACCACCAGAAATGCCAACTGACGTTACCGTACCGCCGCCACCGCCCGTGCCATTAGCTGCGGCTGTAATTCGGCCTTGGGCATCAACAGTAATGTTGGCTGCCGTATATGTACCCGCTGTAACGGTGGTGTTGGCCAAAGAAATGGTACCTGCGGTTGTAACAGGGCCACCAGTTAGACCAGTTCCTGTAGCAACTGACGTTACCGTACCGCCACCACCGCCAGTGCCGTTAGCTGCGGCGGTAATGCGGCCCTGGGCGTCAACAGTAATGTTTGCAGCGGTATAAGTGCCTGCTGTAACGGCGGTATTAGCAAGAGAAATAGTACCTGCGCTTGTAATTGGACCACCAGTTAGACCAGTTCCTGTAGCAACCGACGTTACTGTCCCAACGCCAGAGCCTCCTGGAGTTGCCCAAGTGCCGTCATTACGCAAGAAAGTCACCGTTGATCCAGACGGCGGCGAAATGGCGTATCCGTTCCAATCAAAATTACCTGTGCCCAAATACAGCGATTTCCACTTGAGCGATGAGCCGCCTAAGTAATAAGTGTCTGTTGTGACAGGTGCAAGACCTACTGCGTCTACCGCCGATGCAACGCCGTTAAGGTTGATGTTGTTGCCCGACGCTGAAATAAACGCAGTGCCCGAACCAATGCGGTGCGTAGTGGCGTAAACATTGTTCCAGTTTGTGCCAGAAGCACCCAGATCGTTAGTGTTGTTACCCGCGCCTTGCCAAGCCGACGATACAAGTCCTACAGCGTTGGTGGAATTGGCCATGCCAATAGTAGTGCCTGTTGACGTGATAGACGGAGTGCTGGAGTACGTTCCGATATTTACGCCGTTGAACGTCGAATTGACCGTAGTAGTCGCGCCAATAGTGGTGACGCTTTGCAAGTTCTGCGAGCCGCCACCACCGCTAGCGACATTCACCACAACTGTGGGTGTCTCAGTGGCGCTGTCATAGAAATTGCCTAGGCCGTAAATAGTCACGGCAGATACGTTGGAGCCGCCGTCCGAAATGTACAGTCGTGAAGCGTTGGCCGTATAAGGTGAATAGCCCTTGAATCCATTGCCAATGGTGTTTAACACCAAGGTAGCTGTTGAACTATTGTTGTTGACAAAAATGTTGTTTGCGACGTACAAAGTAGCGCTGTTGCGGGCAAACATACAGTTGCTGATATTGCTTACCGCGCGGGCGCCCACGCCCGTCTGGGCGTCGATGTAAACGTCGGCGTTGCCGCCGTTGCCTTCAAAATACACGCTTTCAAGCACCAATTGCGTAGGCAAGAAATCTGTACATTTGTAATAAATGCCGCCAGAAATGCCTTGACTGCTACCAGTCATGCTGCCGCAAAGTTCGATGACGCCGCCGTTAAATACAATCGGGCCGCCGCCAACAATTACATACGCCACTGACTTGATGCCCGCTACTGTGCAATTATTAAACTGCGTCATGGTAGGCTCAGAGAACGAAGTTTTGGACACCACAAAACCAAGATCAGCCAATTGGACGTTGAAGTTAGATACAGTAACGCCCAAGCAATCGTTCATTACAACGCCGGTGTTGTAGCCGATAATGCGAATGTCATTAAAATCCCCGATGCACGGGATGTTCTTCATGTACAGGCCGGTGCCCACGCCAATTGTGTAGCTGCCGCTGTAAGTCGTTGCGTTGAACTTCTTAATAATGCTGAACTCACCAAAATACATGGTGAAGAACTTGTTGTCATAGCCAGTCGTAAAATCAATTGTGATAGCGCCGCCCGTGGCCGCAGAAGCATCCGACCGGTAGTCATAGATGTACGACAAGTCAGCGCCTTCACCCTTAAGCGTAATACGCCCAGGCGCGTTTTGATCGGTGGAATTAGGCCAAGTAATGCTCAAGTTTTGAGTAATTTTGTACGCGCCAGCAGGCAACAATACCGTGCCGCCAACGCCGGCTGCGGACAGCGCGTCAATTGCTGCTTGGATAGCCAATGTGTCGTCAGTTACTCCATTGCCCGTCGCGCCAAAATCTTGCACACTTACGGTCTGACGCAATTTAGCTTGCACCGTGGTGGTTACCGCGCCAGTTCCAGCGGCGGTGTAGCTGACGTTAGACGCATCAAAAGTGCCGCTTACGCCGTCAACCGACCAAATTAACACGTCGGTGGCCGACTTAAGCGTCAAAGTGTAGTTGGCCGCACCAAGCCAAAGATTGCACTCGCCACGCGAATCAAGAATAATCGGGTTAGTGTTGGCCGCTAAACCAGTCGAATCAGTGTACGTCGACAAAGGAGTGCTTGTGCCGCTGGCGTAACTGTACAGTTTGCCCCCAGCCAATGGATTGCCATTGGCGTCAAAAAATTGCATCTTGGGGCTGGGAGTCAAGTAAGTAGTCATAGTTACCTCGGAACAAGAGTTATTGTTGGCGGCGATACATAGGTTGCGCGGAGTTGATCTCCTGGCGATAAGCCAAACATCCCATAATAGCTGCCTGTGTTGAAAAATGTAACACCATCGCGGGAAAATTCCAAATTTGTCATGCCTCCACCACTAATCATTACGTCCACTAGCAAATCCGACGTATTCACATAAGTGAACGGCGAACCAGTTAACGTAATGCCGGTAGGGGCGGCTGCAGGCTGGCCAGAGCCACTAAGCACAAACAAATTAAAGAAAAACCGATACCACGCCCTTGATATAAGGTTAGTTCGCGGGTCGATAAGTTCGACGCGCGAAGACGGGATATTTGTTACGTTAAGCATTCGTGGGACTCAGGATAAGTTCCGCGCCCATGATTGCTATCTTAATTGGGTCTGTGCCGGACAATTCGTAAACACGGTCGCGTAGCTTAAGCGTCATGCCTAAACGGCGCCAGAAAATACGTCGGCCATACGCGCCCACAGCGCCGCCGCCCGACCAATGTTCATTGGACCAGGTGTGCCCACCGTCGTCTGACCAGCGCAACATAAATTGCGGCTCGGGATTAATGACCTCGGTAATTGACGCAGCCAAATATACGCCGGCTTCTGTGATGATGTTATCGCCAGCTTGAGTAATAATTAAATCTGAGCCTCCAATGGGCGCCATATAGTGGCCAGTCTGGGCGTCCAATTGCAAGCTGTGGTGGGCCGTGCGCTTGAGATTATTCTGGCCAGTGGGCAAAGCGCGCCACGACCGCAGCCATTTTTGCACTTGATCGTAGTCGGCGTACACATCCAAGTCAAAAGCGTACAAGTTGCCGTTCTGGTAGTCGCCCACCACGATCTCGTTGTTAAACGACACTTGGCAGTTGGAACGGTGGCGGGTGAACCGGCCGTTGTACCAGCCCGCGCGCTCGTGCCAAACTTGGGTTGCCACGTCGTAAACCCAAGTCGTGTTGGCGGTGGGGAAAATCAGGACGTAGAAACTGTGACCGTCTTGCTGGTATGTGTAGGCCAGCGCGTCCGACATATCGCTGTACTGCTGGATTTGCCATTCGACGGCGTGCGTGGATATGCGGGTGCCGGTGTAGCCGTTGGAGCGATAGACGATGCCCTGTCCACGGGCGTCGGCGCCCAGCCAGAACAAGCCGTTATCCATCTTGGCCACAGAGTATGGTGCAATGCAGCCGATCTCGTTGAACGCGCCTTGGATGCGCTGGAGGGGGAAATCTGTTCCCCCAGCGTCGTACCAAACTTCAATTGACGTGGTGCCGAACAGCCATGCCTCGCGGTGGTCAACTATCAGGGCCACTAGGCCATCAGGCGAGCCCTCGGCACTGGCGAAGTCCAGCGGGTCAACCGAGGTGCCGTCGAGCAACTGGGTAACCCAAACACGCTGGCTGTTGGGCTCGTTGAAAACGAAATAGCCGTCCAAGTAGCCTACCGTAACCGCCCCGGGGAAATCTGGGTCGGTAATTTTGGCAAACACGCCCGTCGAGGCGTTGTAAATGTACCCGTCAGGATTAGTGGCAATAAAGATTTGCGTGCCGTTGTCAGCAATACTGACAGGGCCAATGCCAGTTACGGTGCCCAAAGGCGTAGATACCCAATTAGTGTCAACGCTGTAAAAACCGTTGCCGGAGACTACATACGCGATCCCGTTCATCTGCCACGCGCCGCGAATCGGGCCTGTGCCGACGGTGCATAGCTTGCGTAGTCCTGGCGCCCGCTGCAAAAAGCCTGGCTCTTTGCCGCCCTCGGGAATGATCTCGGGGAACAAATTGACCATGCGGTTGTCCGCAGCATTGACGCTGCGGGCGACATAGCTGGAGCCAAGGATGGGCGTTTTCAATTACGCCGCAACTGCTTTGATGACTGCAAAATTGAAAACTGGGGTTTCTGTAGTGGTGCCGCCCGTTGTGCGGAACGTAAGGTTAAAGCTACCCGCAGCAACAGCGGTCACCATTAGATCGTACAGGTCGGTGCCGGATTTCTGGTTTACGATAATGACATCCGTTGCCGCCACGGTGCTGTTGGTCACTGTGAAAGTTGCGGCAGTAGCCGAACCCGCTGCGCTAACTAACGTAATTGCGCCAGATGTTTTATTAAGCGTCACGCCCGTGGTGCGGCTTGTTAGTTGCGTAACAGCACCGCCAGCGCCTGTAGCGCCTGATTCTGCTGCTGT